GGGATGGTCAAGGAGAGCATGAATGATGCCCTCAGACGCTTCGCGGATGTACTCCTTCGTGTGCAAGAACCGATAAACGGACTTGACCACGTTAAGGGGAATGAGTCTGTCGCCCGAATGGAATTCGTGCGAGCAGAACTCAAAACCGTCAGATGGGTTGAATTCTGCGGGCTCGTCCTTCACCGTGAAGCCGTACTTCGCGTACAGCTCCCGGGATGGATGGCCCAAGGCCAGGAGGCCCGAACTCAATGGCGTCGTCACCCATAGCAATGCAATCAAAGCCAAGGGCCCACGACACCATGATCCTAACCCAGGAATTGGCAGAACTGGTACAGTAGCTGCCGCTCTTCTGGATGCCAGGAATGGTCTGTGTGTAGTAGTTTCCGGAGGGAAAGATGATCACCGAATCGGCGGTCATGTCGACATCCGCGCGAACTGCTGTCGCGTACGGAGTGCCCTCGGAATTTGTCTTCAACACGCGACGCTCCGCGTCCGCGCGGAGAGCCCACGCGGGCACGGACATGTCGAAAGACGAGATGTCTGTAGGGTAGGCCATCTTGTGTTCTTCGAACTTCTTGACGACCTGCTCGAACAAGTTCCCGGTGCAGCCCTTCTCCAAACCGATTCCGGGCTTTGCCGGAATCTCTTGGAACTGCGAAATCTCAAGTTTGTTGAGATCGGAGTGCAGCACTCGCTGCACAACTCCGTCGCAGAGGGAAACAGACGCAATGCCCCTATACCGCTTCTCCTTGAGCTTACGCGCTGCGTGGGGCTCCTTCTTGGGGAAGTAGTAAATTGGGTCGCGCAGGCCAAGCTCAACGCACTGAAGAGCCGTGAGGTCCTTGCAGTGGCCGGCGGCCATGTGCGCGAGGCGGAAAATCACCACCGCCGAAACAACCATGAGTTGGTTCGGGTTGGCGAAAACGCCCGCGTTGTTGCTGTAGTACTTGTTGAGAGGATAACCGGGAGAGGACGAAACGCGCACGGCGCTGAGAGCGCGCGCGATGTCTTCCCGGCTGAGAACGTCCTTGCCGCTAAGGTCCAGGCTCGAACCGGTGTCAACCGCCTTGAATATGGCGGCGGTCAACTCGGGCGGGGCCTCAGAGTCCTTCAGACGCTTGGTCTGCTCAAGGACGCTGCGCTCGAAAGCGGGACCGATGGGCGGAAAGCCGAACTCCCCTACGCCTGGGAAGATCCCGGACGCTTCTTGGATGAGGTCTTGGCGTGCTTTGACGCTTTTGCCCCCTCGCTGGAAGTCTTTGACACCTCCGAAGAGGAGGGTGCCTGAGTCCTCAGGCCCCTCGTTCGCTTCTTCGACCTCCCGCTGGGAAGAGTCGAGGTAGTGCTGCGTGAGAGTTCTGACCTGCTGG